AGCAGCAGCGAGGTAGCAGTAACCAGCGCGGATACGGCGCATCACACCAAGCCCTGCGTCGAGCGTTCATACCCGAACACCAAGCCGGCACACTCACATGCTGGCGATGCACACAACCAATCACCGCAGACGAACCGTTCGACCTAGGCCACGACGACCAAGACCGGACCATGTACCGAGGCCCCGAACACGTACGCTGCAACCGCCGCGAAGGCGGAAGACAAGCTCACACCCGACTCGACTAACCGACACCCACACCCCCACCCGGGGGGACCGAAGCCCTAACAAAACTCAGACCGCCGGTGAGGGCGCTTAGAAGTTTTTGGGGTTCAGACATTCAAGCTTCAACCTTTGGGAGGGCATCATGACTCGTGGTGGTTCTCGTAATAGGTCTGGGCCTCAGAAGGATCCGAACTCTTTGACTAGCGCGGCTCAGGGTGTTGTGTTTCATGCGTTGCCTGCTGGTGGTTTCCAGGGTGATGCCCCAGTTTTTCCGTTGCCGGATCAGACGGGGCGTGAGGCTGAGGTTTGGGCTGAGTTGTGGCGCACTCCGCAGGCTGCTGCGTGGTCGGTTGAGTCGTGGCGGTGGCGGGTTGTTGCGATGTATGTGCGTTGGTCTGTCCGTATGGAAGACGTGGAGGCTAACGCTGCTTTGGTGTCTCAGGTGATTCGGCTTGGGGATCAGATTGGTTTGACGCCGGCTGGTTTGCGTGAGAACGGTTGGAAGATCGCTGACGCTGAGCCTGAGAAGGCTACTGGTACTGCTGGCAAGTCTCGTGCTTCGTCTCGTGCCCGTCTAAAGGTTGTGGGGAATGACGGATGATTTCAGTATTTCTTTTGATCCGGGGCAGACTCTAGGGTTTTTGGGTGCTGATTGGATTGAGCAGCATTGTTCGGTGCCTGATGGTTATGACAAGGGCCGGCCGTTTATCCCGTCTGATTGGCAGTTGCAGATTATCGCCAACCATTACCGGGTGCGACGGGACGCTAAATGGGTCCCTGAGCGGCCGATTCTTGCTCCTGCGTTTACATATCGCCGTACGCAGGTTGTCGCACCACAGAAGACGGGTAAAGGGCCTCTTGCTGCGGCTGTGACCTGCCTCGAGGCTGTTGGGCCTATCGTTTTTGGCGGCTGGGCGGAGGGTGGTGAGGTTTACGACTGCCGGGAGCATGGTTGTGGTTGCGGGTTCGTGTATGAGTATGAGCCTGGCGATGCGATGGGTATCCCGCGTAAGACTTCGCTGATTCAGTTGGTGGCGACGTCTGAGGAACAGGTTGACAACGTCTACCGTCCTTTGCAGTCGATGGTTCGTGGTGGGCCTCTTGACGAGATTATGAAGACGGGCGAGCAGTTCGTTCGGCTTCCTGAGAACGGAAAGATTGAGGCTGTCACGTCTTCGGCGATGTCACGCCTGGGTAACCCGATCAACTTTGCGAACTTTGATGAGTCGGGCATCTACACGGTGCAGAACAAGATGGTTCGTGTGGCTCAGACGATGCGGCGTGGTCTTGCTGGTATGGGTGGCCGTTCGATTGAGTGGACGAACCCTTGGGATCCTGCCGAGAACTCCACTGCGCAGCAGACGTACGAGTCGAAGTCCACGGACATTTACCGTTTTTACCGGAAGCCACCGGCTGATCTGTCCTATAAGAATAAGGCTGACCGTCACAAGATCCACAAGTACGTTTACGCGGGTTCCCCGTGGGTGGATTTGAACGCTATCGAGGCTGAGGCTGCTGAGTTGATGGAAACTGACCCGTCGCAGGCGGAGCGTTTCTACGGTAACCGGATAGTGCATGGTCTTGGTGCTTGGTTGAAGGATGGTTTGTGGGATGCCGCTTACGCAGGAAATGTCCTGGCTGCCAAATCCTGATGCCGGCACTCAGGTTTGTTTGGGGTTTGACGGTTCGGAGTCGGATGACTGGACGGCGATCCAGGCTGAGACGTTGGACGGTTTTACGTTCACGCCCCGGTATGGGCCGGATCAGCGGCCTACTGTGTGGAACCCTGCGGAGTGGGGCGGTTCGATTCCCCGCGGCGAGGTCCATGCGGCGGTTGATGAACTCATGGAGCGGTACACGGTGGAGCGGTTTTACGCTGACCCGCATGACTGGTATTCGGAGATTGGTGATTGGGCGCTTAAGTACGGAGACAATCACGTTTTCGAGTGGCCGACGAACCAGATCAGCCGCATGTTTCCGGAGATTCGCCGGTTTGAGATTGACCTTGCTCAGGGGCGCATCACGCATGATGGGTGCCCGATTGTTACGGTTCACGCGGCGAACGCTAAGAAGATCGCCAAGCCGGGACAGAAGTACGTTCTTGGGAAGCCTGCGAACCATCAGAAGATCGACGCGCTTATGGCGCGGATCCTCGCTCACACTGCCGCTGCCGACGCTCATGAGGCTGGCTGGGGCGAAGTTCAAGACAACCGAATGTTTGTGTTCAGATAGGGGGCCTTTGTGGCTTTGACGCCGGAAATCGCAGCCCTTTTCAAGGCTCACACCGATCAGGCTAGCGCTAACGCTAACGGTGATGAGTTGATGCTGAACTATTACAAGGGTTTGCAGCGGTTGGTGCATATTGGTTTGGCTGTGCCGCCTGAGTTGCGTTCGTTTGAGGCGGTGCTGAACTGGAATCGGGTTGCTGTTGATTCGGTGGCTGTGCGTCAGAAGGTGAAGTCGTTCATCCTTCCTGGCGAGTCGTCTGCTGCGTCTGTTTTGCGTGAGCATTGGGACGCGAACAACCTTGATTCCGAGTCGGCGCTGTTGCATAAGGACAAGCTCATTTATGGGCGCGGGTTCGTGTGTGTGGGTAGTAACCCGGAGGACCGTGAGCACCCGTTGGTGACGGTTGAGTCGCCGCGTGAGATGACTGCTGTGGTTGATCCTCGTACCCGCCGCATTTCGTCGGCCCTGCGCCTGTATGGCGGTTCTGCGGCTGAGCCTGAGCCGACGTTGGCGACACTCTATCTGCCGAACTCGACGCATTGGTTTGAGAGGATCAATAACGAGTGGCGCGAGGTTGACCAGGACGTTCACAACCTTGGTCGGGTGCCGATTGTGATGTTCTTGAACCGTCGCCTCACTGGTGAATGGTCTGGCGAGTCGGAAATGACCGACGTCATCCCGCATGTGAACATTGTTGGCCGGACCCTGACTAACATGCAGGTCGCGGCTGAGACTATCGCTATCCCGAAGCGGTGGGTTGTGGGCATGTCCAAGGGCGACTTCGTTGATGCTAACGGGCAGGCTATCCCTGTTTGGGAGTCGTACATGGGTGCGATCTGGGCGAACGGTAACAAGGACGCGAAGGTTGGTCAGTTCGACGCCGCGGACCTGAAGAACTTCCACGACACGATTGAGATGGAAGCTAAGGCTGTTTCGTCGGTCACGGGCCTGCCACTCCGGTATCTGGGGCAGAACAGTGTGAACCCCGCGGCTGAGGGCGCTATCCGCGCTGACGAGTCCCGCCTTGTCTTGAACGTTGAGGATAAGAACTCATCCGATGGTGACGGGTGGGCGTGGGTGCAGGGTATTTGTGAGCGTTTCCGTACTGGGCAGTGGCCGGCGGCTAACCAGATCAAGACTGAGTGGTTTGATCCTGGCACGCCGACGTTCGCGCAGAAGTCGGATGCGATTACGAAGCTTGCTGGCGGTACTCCTATCCTGTCCCGTGAGGGTGCTTGGGATGAGATGGGTTGGTCTGAGGCGCGTAAGGACAAGGAGCGCGGCTATTTCGATTCTGAGGCTTCGGACCCGCTGCTAGAGAAGCTTTTGGGCTCTGAGGATCAGCAGGTTGCGTAGTGTACGCGGATCCGGTTGTTGACCAGTACCGGTTGATGTTGCGGTTGCAGGCTGCGGCGCTTCGTTTGGGGCGCCGTGCCTGGCGTAATGTGCGCGCTGATGATCTTTCGGGGTCTTGGTCGTATGAGGTGGCGCGTTTTCTGCCTGCGATGGTGGCTGCGCAGACTGATGCGGCTTTTGCTGGGGCTACGTATGTTGCTGAGTCGTTGGATTCGATGGGCTCCTATGTTGCTCCTGTCGCCGCGGTTCAGTATAAGTCGTTGGCTGGTGTCGCGTCTGATGGTAGGCCGCTCGAGTCGTTGCTGTATTCCCCGGTCACTGGTGTGAAGTCGCTGATTTCTCAGGGTGTTGCGCCTCGTGATGCTTTGGCGGGTGGTTTGAAGCTGCTCGAGCGGAATATCAGCACGACGTTGGCGGACACGGCGCGGACTGCTTCGGGGATTGATATTGCTGTGCGCCCGCAGGTCGGGTATGTGCGGATGCTGAATCCGCCGTCTTGCTCGCGTTGCACGGTGCTGGCTGGACGCTATTACAAGTGGAACGCCGGGTTTCAGAGGCATCCGAAGTGTGATTGCATCCAGCAGCCTGCTAAGGGCGTGGATGCGGCACGTTCTGAGGGACTTATCTCTGACCCTTACGAGTACTTCAACGGGTTGTCTGAGGCTGAGCAGGATAAGGCTTTCACGAAGGCCGGCGCTCAGGCGATCCGTGACGGCGCTGACATCTCCCAGGTGGTGAACGCCCGCCGCGGCATGTACACCACTCAGGGCGGGTTGGTTGCTACCCGTGAGGGTGTCACCAAGCGCGGTTATTTCGGTGCCCAGCAAGCCGAATTCAAGAAGGCCCAAGGCAGCAAGTACAGCCAAGCGCGTACCGCTCGAGTCATGCCCGAAACGATCTATCAGTTGGCTGGTTCCCGCGAGGAAGCGCTTCGCATGTTGAAGCAGTACGGCTACATCACAGACCAAGGCCAAGTCATAGCCCCTATCAGGGGCGAGGGCTTCGGCTTCTCTGGCGGGCGTAAGAACCGC